TTTTGTCCATTGCCAATCTATTCCTTGCATAACAATTCTCAGGCTCGCTAAAGCATGATCTGATTCATGATAAAATCGTAATATATCAGGATGTTTTGTCATGATCAGTAAACATTCATAACAAGGAAGAGTGGCAGATGGTGGTCGAACAATATTTGGCACGAAGCGATGTCGATTTTGCGTGAAGAATGAATTAACGCGTTCACGCACATCGTTTTCGGTCAAATTAAAAAAGCCAACATTTCGATTAGGCACAAATTCTGCTCCAGATACATCTACGAGCATAGGTTGCGCCAAGGGTGAAGGTGGTATTGAAAGCAGACGCGGTATAGTTGCATCTGCATTCGTCCGCATTGGAGGATTCTCCACAATAGGAGTCTCATCCAGTGCGGGTGTGACCAATCTATTAATACAAGTCATCCAGTCAGCCGATGTTTTAAGTCGGTGTTCCAGACACATATATGAATGGGTATGGTCAGGGTCAGTTTTGCAATGAGCCGCTTGTTTGATATATCTATCAAAACGCCTCATTGCATAGGGTAAATAGAAGCGCGTATTTAGCACTTCAATCAAAGCATTTAAACCCAAGGGAAAAACGTACTGTTGCGCAATTATTTGCTCAGCAGAACATTCTTGCATTGGATTCAACACTTTAGCAAAAGCTTTCAACGCATAGATGTTAGCAGGTGAAATATTGGACGTACAGGTTGCCAATAATTTCACTTGCTCATACAATGCAGCTTCAAACTCCTGCTTGATGTGGAAGTCTCTTTGCTCCCCACTCGCAATTAAGCCTGAGTGGGTGTCCACATCCCCGTTATTTGTTCCTGCCCGGGAGGCAGCGTTTGGTGTGATTGTGGTTGAAGAAAAAGAGAAGCTTGTTTGATCCATGTTAAAATTCACTACCGGTCAGACATCGTTATGCAGTGGTACATTACTAGGAAGCTGCGATAGCACCTAGACGAAGCCGGTTGAGATTCGTCCAACATTTATCAAAGTAAGATTATCTACTAGGAGCGCAAGAGCGAACACCTAGCCTACTTCTAAACGTCCGTCTGATATAGCCACTCAAGGCCGGAATCAGGGTCAACGCAAAAGCATAAGCTAGGGCCGGGTAACGACATCCGTCCGAGTCTTACAGAGATAAAGCTAGTCCTCGTGAAGAACTCTTACCGTACATCCATTGTACGCATGAGGTTCTTCTTCCATTAAACCATAAAACGAGATTTCTCTCGAGTCCATTGGTGGTATATTACATAAATACCCAATACACAATACCATATTGTGCAGAGGATAAATGTAACAGGGACCGTAATTCGTTTTGCGATTGTTCATACTTGTGCTTCAGGTTCATAAGTCACCGGAGAGGCAACTAAAAATCTGAAAGCAACATCATTCCCAATCGCATGGTATGCAGTAATTCTCACGGAGTTATCCGTGAAAACACCTGTTGATGCTGATGCCTGCAACTGCACATAACCTGGGGTATAAATGCCTTGGTCATATGCTGTTGCAGCAGGGTCGTCCTGCGCTAAAAGCTGCGTATACGGCGAATAAAATGGCAATTCTACTTCTACAGAAGAGTCTTGCGAATTATTCGTAATATACGCGGGATACGCAGTAAGATCATCGGTGGCCGGAGGGTTGAAGCCATTCGATGTAAAAGCATAAGTCGCGATCATTTGTAGATTCTTGGTTCTATCGGTGAAAGGTATAAATTTCCAACGAATTGAACCAGTCCAAAATGCATATAATCGCGTTATGAGTGTAGAAAATGAATGTGCTGAATTTGGTTTATTTGTATAAAAGTTTGCCGCATAATAAATATCCGGATGAGATCCGAATGCGCTAACTGCAGTAACTAATCCCGTTCTAAGAGGATCAGCTACCATACTAATTAGTGTATCATAACGGCAAAAACGACGCGCGAGATCACGTACATCGTTAATTTCTTCATTAAAATAATCAGGTGTGTCAACGCTTTTGGCGCCTTTCACAAGGTAATTCGTTTTCTGTGGTTCACGAAGAACAACGTCGGAGGCTTCTCCAGCGTTGACTCGCATTGGTGGTGGGGGGGGAAAATCTTCAAGGAATCTAGTGCCAGCTCTTATTCGAGGTCCGTAGAAACGGAAATCGGGGCCAGCTGAAACGTATACATTAATCACGACTGTGTCAGGTATTGATTCAGTAACTGCTAGTGGATCTAGCACCAAAATGTTCAAATATCCTAACGTGTCATAATCATGCAATGTACTAGATACCCATTGATAGGGTGTATTACGTTTTCTAGGAGTTGAAGCAACATAAGGAATAGTTACAGAACATTCCTTATGTTGTTCCAAATCGAAAACATAAAACGGGTTGTTTGAAAAATCGGTACAGGTAACACCAACGCCCGAAAGCGGGATGGTTCCTGTATTGGGTTCAAAAGCTATCATAAAACGCCCAACATGAAAATTTGTCGAAGCAACCTCAAATGTAAACGTGAGGCTACCTCTCCAATATTCAAACATTGTAGCGAAATACGATAAAAAGGTATTGTCGTATCGGGTATATCCAGATCCAGTTGGTGTATTAGGAGTAAAATTACATATGGAAGGAACAACAGATAATGAAGTTAATTGAGTATCAACCGCATTACTGCTAGACCAGGTAAATTGCTTTACCAACATAGGTCTCTTAATAATTTCGTATATTGACATATCAGTTTTAGGGGCTGTTGAAAATTCGGTTTCAAAATAATGCCCGTCTTGAGTTGCTCCAAGACGTACACTCCCGTCTAACCCTTGCATCGTAGCAATCTGCGATACATTGGTCAAACAATTTTGAATTTTATTGTCAGCAACAGTAGGTCGATCTGAAGTAAAGAATTCCCAGCCGCGTTTTAACGCGCCTAGTATATTCCCCGACTTCACATCAGCCCAAGCACCTGTTACAGTGCCTGCTACACTTTTGCCAACTTTTAAAACATCAGACAAACCGTTTGCACGGAATGTAGGGGCGAGCGAAAATTGTGCCACATGTGGTCGCATGGGCAGATGAAGTGAAATGTTAGCGGCGGATACGAAAACATTAAAATTAATAGGATCCGTAGAGCCAGCCGGTAATTGCAAAGGGTTAAATACTAAAATCCGAAGTGCTCCCATAGGAGGAGAATCTTCAGTAGTATTCGTGGTAAGATAAGAGACAATATTTTCAAACGGGACATCAATTTCAGCAGAGTTACTGTTCGCGGCATCTAACTTTACGTTAGGATAGCCGGTCGCAGCAAACACATTTGCTAATCTATCAAGTCCTGTTCCAAAAGTATTGACTGGGTCGTAAAATGCAATCAACTTTCCACAATGAAAACGCGTTGTATTAATTACAATTCTAAAACGAAGAGTAAATTTATAAAACGCATATAATTGCAGAAGTTGTTTATGTATAGTGGGAAATGCTCCGAAAACATCAGGCACCACAACATTGAGTAGGTTATCGCCTACACTATTTGTGGAAGCCCACGCGCCCGTTGCCAGGCGAATAGGCTGTTTTAGAACATCTAAATGCGAGAACTCAGATTCGTCCATCGACACTGGAGGAGGAAGATCGTTAGATCCATCCAAATATCCAGT